TAGATAAATTGCATCTGGAACAACTTGCGACAAGGTTGTCATCACTATCAAGGCCACCCAGCCTTCTAGGTATCACATGATCCACAGTTGTAGCCTCTTGGTTGCAATATTGACAGATGAACTGATCCCGCCTTAAGACCCTATTGCGAATAGATCGCCAATGCCTTGTAGATCCTGTTGATCTTAACGCACTCTTACTCAATACCAGCCCTTAATCTTATGGTGTTCTAAAGCATTACAAGGATTACTATAACGCTTTTTAATATACTTAAGTTGCCAATCAATTTGTTTGTATCCATCAACTGTTGCTAACCATTTAGATCTACCTTGAGGAATACCATAATGACTACCATTCTTAGCCTTTGGATTCCATCTAGATTCTTTGTAATTCAATTCATCTAAACAATAGAATTGATCTAGATTGTTTAACTGCATAAAAGCCCATTGTCTGTAATGATTCGTTTTATCTACTGCAACGGAATCATCTTTTAATAAGCCTATTGTAATGGCTAAAGACAGAGATATCACCAAACCAAACCTTGCGATCTTTCTGCTTCGCAGATCGCCCTTTCGCTCTGAAAGCGAATTTGCGTTTAAGGGTATCACATACCACCAAATCTGACGGCGTGTCAGCGTAAGTTTCATATCGACATCCAACCTATGTATTTTGCATCTGGGTTATCAATGAGCCATTGCTTATGTAATTTATTTTGGTAAGCCCAATCTATTTCGTGAGTTCCTTTATCATGAGAATTGCACATGTATAACACTCCTTATCCGCAAACATCCAAGCACCGCATTTAATGCAGCGCATGACTGGTTCTTGCGTGTCGGTTGATTCAGCCTCATTCTTAGTTCCTATGGCACAACATTTAAGGCATTGATAAACTCTAAACCCTTCATGCGTGTCGTATCCATCAAGCCATACAAATTCAGAGTTAGCCAAGCAGAAGTTGCAGCGAAATTTAACCATCCTTACCAGCCCAACCCTTACCTCTGAAGATTGCCGGCACCGCTGTATAGATACGCCTTAAAGGTGCGTTGCATACTTGACAATGAGGGATTTTATGATCCATTGGTAAATCCAATATAATCTTCAACCCCTCACCGGCACATTCGTAATCGTAATTCGGCATGATCTAGTTCTTATGGACTGGATAAGGAATTCGGTTTATAGTGTGGCACACATAGCATCGAAGCAGATCGCCCTCATGAAGTAATCTGTCATCATTGCAAGTGTCGCATTTGATTGTTGATGGCTCTACGATAACTCCATTATCTGTAAAAGTTGCAGTTAGACCAGAGCCGTCAATTATTTGTAATTCACCCATTTATTCACCTCCTTCGAAAAACCATTTTCCATTTGCAGTAAGTTTTGCCCATTTAGGTTCACATGCTTTTGCTTTACAAACATATCCATAATATGGCTTACCTCCTTTAGATATTCCCTCTTTCAGAGTATGCCCATGCTGGCACGCAGGTGGTTCATTGGGTATGGATGCCGCGATCTGATCGACAACTTCACCGACTGACCAAACAACTGGATCTGCTGGTTTGTCCGTTGCAAAACTATCTCTTAAGATTGTTTCAATTTGTGCTGACTTGGATCCGGCTTTGCCATACATATTTTGCCGGCTTTCTAATTTATCCTGAAATGATTGTGGTTTTTCCTGATTTACTCGATTGACTTTTTCCATTTCTTCACGACTTGGAGCGTTTTTTTCAGTCCCGATATTTGCGCACTTAAACGCAACACCCCGACTTGAAGTTTCCGCATTCTCCAATGCAAAATCACGATTGACACCGCGATCTGAAATGACTTCTTGCGCATGTCCCATTGCGAACGGCTGCGGGTCATTGGCGTTTTTGTACAATTTACAAACAACAATGAATCTAGTGTTCGATGCCTCCACAAGTTCTGTTCGTATTGCTCCATCTTGATACCTCTCCCAAAATATGTTTGATCTTTCTTGTACTGTGGTGTAATCATCTAGATTAAAAGCCATTATTAATCCTCCCAGTTTTCGTCTTGTACTGCGTCAAGTACTGTCTTATAAACAGATCCATAGGCAATGAAGTCTTTGATGCTGTCGTAATGATCTGGGGTTTCACTAAGCCGAGAAACCTTGACCAACGCCATACATAATGCAGCCTGATGCGGTGTGATTGGGAAGTCGAGATAAGCAGACCAAAGACCTGCAATTCGCTTGTGGTTATAGTACGGATGTCCATAGACACTTCCACGCTGTTGGATCGTCGTAATAACTTCATCAAGCAATTGCTCAGTTTTTGTCATAGTCAAATACTTCATCCGACTTGCGTTTTGTTTCAATCATTCTTCGGTACATATCCCAGCCATCTTTCCGGCCTTTCCAATAACCTGATTGAAATGCAGTTTCTTTTATTTCATGAATAATCCATGCGCCTATCCCTAAGCCCATAAATATCCACGCCAGTTGTAGCATGTCATCTTTCGCTGTCATTTTGTTGCCCACTCCCTTATTGCATTAGGCACGACAACAGGATCTCTGTCATCGATTACTGTATAGATTGCTCCTGACGGATGAATTGATGGTGGAGCAGCCACATAACCTTTCCATTTAATGTCAATGCCAGTTTCAAGTTTGCCGGCAAAAACATCAGTTGGGTTGGCTTGGTAGTAAAGATGGTACCCGTCGCCCGTCTTTACTGTATAAGTTGGCGCAAATCGCTCATCAATGTTTCCACCATTACGGAAATCAATATCAAACACAACCACTCCCGATTGATAACAGGCTATGCCAATGTTGATATTGTCATCATAATCAAACCAAAAGTTGATCAGATCTTTGTCGGTGGTTGCTGATAGGTAAGCCCTTTGAGCCAAGTCAAAGTGCGGATCTTTCTTGCGTGGCAATAATGGCAAAACTGCCCATCCTCGCTCTGCATAATCTAAGGCTGTGCCTCGATTACTTGTATCTAGTTTCATGTTGCTCCCTTACATGTCCACATCGGTTGTGGATACATAAAGTATGACCTAGATCAAGGAGGCTTGGTTAATTACTTTCGGCGTGTTTTATAACGATTAGATAACGCTGAGATCCTCAAATTCATCGATATGAGTATCAATCGTGCGCTCGATATAGTCTGTTTCACGCCCCATAATACCTTTTATTAAATCGAAAAGATCCGTCATGATTGACTGGCACTAACTCAACAGAATGACCACCTTTACCAAAAGTCATGACTACAAATCCCATATTCCAATCGGCTGAAGCATATTTAAGATACGACGCTTTATTTTTCATGTCCATAAGATGACCAGCCTCAATGCCCCAAATCGTTGAATATCGGCCGTTTAAGCCAGTTTGGTGTCGGACTGCACCCTGCCTATGGGTATGCCCACAAACTACGCCCCCATTGGCTCCTGAGTGCCATTTTTTGGCAAGGTTAAGGGCAGTTATACCTGCATGCTTAGACATAACTCCTTCATCGCCATGAGCCAAGAAAAAGCCACGCTCAAACTCATAGGCACGCTTATGGAAACGAATGCCAAGATCTGAGTAGCCCATGAATTTTTCAAAGACCAGTTCAGGCAATCCAAGCAATGATGGAGCACCTTTGAGCAATGTAGTGAACAATCGATCTGTATGGTTTGATCTAATGATGTCGGTTGTGCCTAAGTCGAAAAGAATGTCTTGAGCAATTGATCGCTCTTCATCTAATGTTTCTGTAAATTCTAATTTTGTATTTTTGACCCAACGCGACTGACTGGTCATATCTAGTTCATCACCAACATTTAAGACAAAATCAAACTTTTCATGCTTGCTCATTTTAATCAAATTAGATACTGCTTTTGGGTGATGCAGAGGAATCTGCAAGTCTGGCGTTATGAGATATCGACGATTGGCTTTAATCTTCATCTTCTTCAGGAGTAGGAATAACTGGAATAATTCCTTTATCGCCTACGATCCAGTCAGGCATTGATTCAGGACTATCCATTAGATAGAGTGCGACGGATTCTGAAAATCCAGCCTTTCGCGCTGCTCTAAACATTTCATGTTTTGCTATGTACCATTGATCTAATTTAGATAATGGGTCAGGAGTACGGCGAACTACGCGACGATTGATCTTTTTGCGTTTGATAGGTTTTCGTGTGTTCGCCATAAATAAAATTATCGCTTAGAGATTAAAACAAACAGATCATCGACACGCTGTTCCAGTCGATTAATCTGATCTTTGATTGAAGATCCTCCATTTGGTTTTAACTCATTTAAGTAAGACTTAATAAGAAAGCGAACTCCCATGAATAAACTTGTTGAGATTGCGCATACACCAACGGCGATACCAACCCATTCGTTGGCTGTCATTTCGCATTGATTCCATAATCAGCCTCTTTACCGGACTTTGGATCAAGGGCTTTGGCAACAGGTGCAACTAATGCTCCAGCAAGGATTGCAAACTCTGGTCTAATGTCAGCAACAATTGCCAAAAGAACAGTTATGCCTGATGCAGCAACGGCTCTTAAATAAGATTTGATTGCAGCCTTGTGTTTGTTTGATAGTTTCATGCGTTGCCTCCTAGTAGTGGGATGTTAAAGAACTCTGAGTTGTTGTCTTGGTCTTTTTTGAAACTAATATGAATATGATGCACATGAGGATTTCCCTTATAGGATCTCCAACGCCATCCAAGCAAGGGGGATGCAATACGGCTTTGATGTATTACATAACTGATGCGACCATTGGATTTCCCGAATGATCGAATTTGATCTGCCAAATATGCCGAAAGCCCTTTGTCGTCAGAAAGCCGAGCGTCAATATCAATTGCTCGCACACATCCTCTTTCATCTGGATTGTGGTCGCTCTTTCGTGTGCTATGTCTAGCATCACCAATCCACCCATCAGATTTACGCAAACGCTCTGGGAAGCAATCATCTATTTGCTCACGCATTTGAACAGCAGATTTAGATAACCAAGGTTTCATTAGGACAAAAGGAGTTTTGCTTCATCCTCAGTAATACCAAGTTTTTCAAGTAATGCTGATTTGGCTTCTTGTATTTGTCCAATTTCAGCCTCTTGAGATATTACATAGGCTTGAAATTGTTTTGTCAAATTTTTTTCAAAAAGAGTTTCATCTCTTTCGATAACTGTTTCTTCTCCAGTTTCAACATTAAATATTTTTTCTGTTTTTTTCATTTTTCTCCTTATGCAGTTGCGTAGACATAGACTGTTCCAGCATCAAAAGTTGCAAAACCATTTGATAATTTGACGCTAACAGATGAGATTGTTGCAGTTTCAGTATAAACGCCTTGTTGAACATAATGAATCTGTCCATTTGAGCCGTTGGCATTTCCACCACCAACTGATTGAAATGCTTTATTACCTGAAGCATTGCAACCTGTTATTGTAATTGCGCCAGAAAGAACTGATCCACCAGTATTAGACATTTTTGCAAAAAATATTGCACCGGGGCTTGAAGCCATATTATTTTCAACACTAAAATTTGACGCCGCATAAGTTGATGCCCATGTTTCGGCTAATCCAACATAAAAATAATCGCCTGTTCCATTAAATTGCACATAGCAACTGTCAGCATTGCTTGTTGAACTTGCTCCAGCAATAATTATCATTAATTGATTTTTACCACTTATACCACTTACAGTTGTTGGATTTGCACTTAATGCAGTTCCACCTGCATTTAATAAACTCCAGTTATCACCTGAAGTTGGAGCAGCAGCCCAAGCAGGCACACCACCAACAACAGATAAAATCTGACCAGTTGTTCCAATTCCAAGTCTTGTGTTCGTGTTTGCTGTGGATGATCGATATTCAATATCGCCAAGAGTTGTAGATGGGTTTAACGCTTTGGTTGTTGTATCAATAGATGAACCAAGCGTGCGAATTGCTGCTGCGCCATCCTTGACCAATGCCGTATCGTCGGGCGTTGTCCAGCCATAGTTTGTAGTAGTTGCCATTTTTCTCCTATTATCAGGCTACGATTGTAGCGTATTCCCATGTCAAAGTATTGCTTAAAGTATTCCAAGCCTCGCCAATTGGCACAGAATTCCATCTCATAGCCACTTGGCTAAAACTGACCGGCGAAAGGTTAATAGTTAGAAATAACTCATTAAATCTTGTGCTCCAACGCCATCCCTCAACATAACCTTCAAATTCTCCATTGCTGATTTGAGTGGGCAGGTCTTGAATGTTCAATGGCATGCCCATAAATACATTTAGAAGATTATCTCGATCTGAATTATCAATCTCTGGATTTGTAATTGGGAAAGTGATGCTATCAAATATTGGTTGCGGAAAGGCTCTAAGGCTAATGTATCGATCGGCAACCTCTTGGGCATCTACGGCTGAATGAATGACCGAGTTGATGCTTTCTGATTTGTAGCCATAAAGGGCAATAGATGATGATGAAGTTGCAGTTTTTTGAGATCCATAATTATTGCCATAATTAATATATATATCATTTCTAATATCTGCTGCTTTTGTAGTTGTTCGTAATCCTGAGCCAATTGCATGATTGGCAGATAGATCAACATAACCATTGGCTATCAAATAAGTTTGACGATGGTCAGCATCCGCATAACCGATATTACCTTCATTATCCTCATAAACATATCCAAATGCACTATTGGCAATTAATGAAGCAATGTTATAAACAGTATCAGGGGAAGCATCTCGATTCTCCATCGTGTAAAGCCCCGGCTGATCGATCTCACCCAATCCTAAATTAAATGCGGTTGCCCAAGTTTCAGTTGCAGAATATCCTGCCCAAGTTGATGCCGCTGGCACATCATTCCAAGCCCCAAGCAATACGCTAGAAAGCAAATCATAAATTTGATTTCCATCTTCATCTTGAGATATTGTGCCGTTATAAACTTCTTTTGCTAATTTAACCAAAGATCCCATTGCAAGAATGGTGTATTGAATAACTGCTGCAACCGAACCTGTTCTACCTACTTCGACAGTTATGTCAGTTATATCTCCACCAAATAGATTTACATAAGTTCCCGCGCTGTTTTTAACTTGTAGGCTTAGACTGTCATTTATATCAAAATTAATTGTCTGTCCAGCCAAAGCCACAATTGTGCATTGCAAATACGATGGATTTGGTTGGGAGTAAATATCATCTCTACCTGCTTGATGAATTATGTCGCTGATTGTTAAATCTGTGTAATCAACACCTGCAACAGTAAGTTTCCAATCCGGTGTCCAAGCAGTCATTATCCGCCCTTGATGCCATTGTTAAACAACTGTGGAACTGATCTAGATGCGCTTTGATTTAATACTTTTGCAACGGCTCTTGCAGCACCTTCACTATCAACGGCTTGGACTGTAATATTATTAACTGTTGGTGCGCCCATTGGATTTCCTGCTCCATAAGTAAATCCTGCACTTGGGACAGATGGAACATTGCCACTAGGAGCAATTTGAGTTAAACCATAGGTTGCTGCGCCAACGGCTAAAGCAGCAGCAGCAGTTCCAACGGATGCTCCACCGGTTGCAAATGCGGTAGCAACTCCAGCAGCAGCGGCGGCATTTCTTAAAGTGTTCATGGCAACAACAAT